GTCGTTGCCGACAAGGACTGTGACTCGAGCGTGTTTCGGCGTTCAGCACGGACAACCGCCGTCTCGTTTCGATGTCAACTTGAAGGGCAGATTCGGAAAGCTTTGTATCGTAGGAAAACGTGGTCCTCGCGGAAAACCTGGTAAACCTGGTGCGAATGGTAAACCAGGCCCAGCTGGACCGCAGGGACCTCAGGGACCTCCCGGAACTCCTGGTGGACCTCAGGGCCCTCCTGGCCCACCTGGCCCGCCGGGACCTCCTGGAGGACCTGGGAACGCCTTGGTCTACGCTTGCGTGAACACGAATGGCAACAGTTGGAAGTTCGGTGGACCCGTGGATGGGACTCCAGAATGCGATCCCGGACACGACGGCCGAATTATCAAAGTCGTAATCGAGCTTCCAGACTTCTAAGTCGAATTGCATCATTACTTGTTCGACGCCGAATTCGAGTTCATTGCAAGCTTCCCGTAGGCAGAACGTGGCCAAATCGCATCGAAGGAATCACGTTTTATGTAACAGACGAGATCTACTTGCGCTCTTGCCGGGATATCTTGCGACTGCAGACATTTTGGGTGACAGTGTTTGCTCACGAATTGATTCATACCGAGCATCCACACTGGCCTCATTGGAAGGTTTATCGTTGGGACGACTGGTATGGTCGTATTGTCGTTGGCCCGGCTATTCGAAGGGCAGAATTGTGACAGAAGCTCAATACCAAAAGAAAGTCAAGTTGAAAGTTGAAAGAATGTTTCCTGGATGTACGGTGTTCAAGACAGACACCGCCTACGCGCAGGGATATCCAGATCTCCTCGTTCTTTACAACGATCGCTGGGCGGCATTAGAAGTGAAAATATCCGAGAACGCTTCTCGTCAGCCCAATCAAGATTACTACGTCAAGAAATTCAATGCCATGTCGTTTGCCGCGTATATTTACCCTGAAAATGAAGAGGAGGTTTTGAGTGCGCTTCAACAGGCATTTGGATCTCCAGGGAGAGCACGCGTTTCTTAGCCCCAGTCAGTGGCATTGGATTCACTACACGCCACAACGATTGGTAGAACGTTGGACTTCAGCTCAGGCCGGAGCTTACGGTACTGCACAACATGAGTATGCCATGCGTGAGATTCAGGCTGGCAGAAAATCAGATCTTGTTGGCACAGTTGGATTGTACATCAACGATGCAATTCAACACAGAATGTCGTGCGAACAAGTTCTGTATTACTCAGAGAATTGTTTCGGTACTGCAGATACTATCGCCTTCCGCTATAACACTCTCCGAATTCACGATTTGAAAACTGGAGTATTTCCAGGCTCAGTTCATCAACTTGAAGTGTATGCTGCACTATTTTGTCTTGAATACGATAAGAGTCCATTCGATATCAAGATCGAGTTGCGCATCTATCAAGATAATGAAGTCTCTGTGTATGACGCTGATCCGGAGGACATAGCTTATATTATGGAGAAGATTCAGGAATTCGATAAAATCATCGGCCATAAAAGACTGGAGGAGGAGTCGTGATTCGTACTGAAGAAGAACATCTCGCGCATTACGGCATCCTTCGACGTTCTGGCCGCTATCCTTGGGGATCAGGCGGTACTCAAAGTCAGCGNAANCGNGANTATCTTTCCACNATCAANCATCTNAGAGATCAGGGAATGTCNGATACTGAGATTGCTCGNGGATTTGGTATTTCGCGCAAAGAGTTGACCGAAGCTCGAACAATTGCTCGAGATCAGCAAAGACAAGAAAAGCAGATGACCGCCTGGCGACACAAGGAAGACGGTTGGTCGACATCCGAAATCGGCCGACGNATGGGAATGAACGAGTCTTCTGTTCGAGCATTGATCAAGGATTTCGAAAAAGATAAAGAAAGTACGCTTCAGACCGTCTCCAATCTACTCAAAGATCATGTAGCCAAGAAGGGCATGATCGATGTTGGCAAAGGAGTCAGCACTCAGCTGGGTATCAGCAAACCAAAATTTGACGCAGCTCTTGCCCTTGTGCGACATGAAGGATACGAGTTGCATCAGATCAAGATCCAGCAGATCGGGACAAAACAGTTTACAACTATGAGTGTTCTGGCAAAACCAGGTACTCCGTTGAAATTCGTTCAGCAGAATAGAGGAGAGATTCGTCAGATCAACGAATACTCTGACGATCATGGCCGTACGTTCAACAAGCCAGGTCCACCAATTTCTATCAACTCGAGACGACTACGAGTCAATTACAAAGAAGATGGTGGCGACAAAGCGGACGGCGTCATCTATGTTCGGCCTGGTGTGAAGGATTTGGTCATGGATTCCAAACATTACGGTCAGGTTCGTATTGCCATTGATGGAACGCACTACATCAAAGGCATGGCCGTATACAAGGAAGATCTTCCTAAAGGCGTNGATCTCGTATTCAACACNAGCCAGAAGAATACGGGGCGTAAGAAGGACGCGCTTAAGAANTTNGAAGAAGATCCNGACTTTCCNTTCGGTTCTGTTGTTCGACAAATTCACGATCCAAAGACAGGTAAGGTTACTTCGGCCATGAACATTGTCGGAGTGAAAGAAGGATCTGGNGTTGAAGGATCTTGGGATCGCTGGGCTCGAACTCTTTCTTCACAGATGTTGTCCAAGCAAGACCCCGCGCTTGCAAAGCAACAGCTCGACATGACATTCGAACGTCGCAAGAATGAATTTGACGAGATCAGCAGTCTTACGAATCCAACTGTTCGTAAAGATCTTCTGCTCAAATTCGCAGACAAGACTGATGCAGCATCCGTACATTTAAAAGCGGCCAATCTACCGCGCCAATCGAACAAGGTACTTCTTCCGGTTTCTTCCATGAGTCCGAAAGAAGTTTACGCTCCTAGCTTTCGTTCTGGAGAACGCGTTGCTCTTGTTCGTTATCCACATGGTGGAACATTCGAGATCCCCGAGCTCACGGTCAACAACAAGAATCGTGAAGCAAAGAGATTGCTTGGCCCACAAACGATGGATGCTATCGGTATTCATCCTTCGGTTGCGCATCATTTGTCTGGTGCAGACTTCGATGGTGATACCGTTCTTGTTATTCCCAACAACAGAAGGCAGGTCAAAACCACAGCTCCACTTCAGGAACTAAAAGGTTTTGATCCTCATCAGTACAAGCTTGATCCACATTCTACTGTCCCTCGTATGAAGAAGGGGCAGCAGAAGCAGCAAGAGATGGGAAAGATTTCTAACTTGATTACAGACATGACGCTTGGCGGTGCGAGTCACGAAGAGATTGCCCGCGCTATCAAGCACTCCATGGTTGTGATCGATGCCGAAAAGCATGGCCTTGATTTCAGACAGTCCGAAAAGGATCATGGAATCAAGGCGTTGAAAGAACGGTATCAGGGAGGAAAGAACGCTGGCGCTCAGACATTGATCAGTAGGAAGAGNGCCAAAGAAAGAATTCCCGAGAGACAAGAAAGAATCGCCAGTAGAGGTGGTCCATTTGACCCCGTCACAGGAAGAAGGGTCTTCGAACCAACCGGTCGTACCTTTGTCAATCGAGCNGGTGAAAAGGTAAAGTTCACGGATCAAGTAGAGAAGTTGGCCCTTACTCCAGATGCATTTACCCTTGTGAGTAGGAACCCTTCTCGTATGGAGATCTTGTATGCAGAGCATTCGAATAGATTGAAGGCTATGGCTAATGATGCACGTAAGCAAGCCATCCCAATCAAGGGTCGAGAAAAGTCCCCCTCTGCCGCCAAGGTGTACTCCAATGAGGTGGCTTCTCTGAATAGCAAACTGAATGTTGCTAAGAAGAANGCCCCNCGTGAAAGACAGGCCCAGCTNATAGCAAGGACCACTGTTNCCCAGCGCCGCCAGAGCAATCCTAATCTAGACAAGGCAGACGTAAAGAAGATTGAACAAGCAGAGTTGTATACTGCTCGACAAAGAACAGGCGCACATAAAGACAAGATCACAATCACACCCAGAGAATGGGAGGCAATCCAAGCAGGTGCGTTAAGTCCTACTAAGTTGGGAGAGATTCTTACTCATAGTGATGTTGATACCGTCCGCCATCTAGCATTGCCTAAGCATGCACCTAAGATGACATCTTCTAAGATGCTTCGTGCACAAAGGATGTTGGATGATGGCTTCACCCAGGCAGATGTAGCTGCAGCTTTGGGTGTGTCTGTGAGTACACTCAAAGTAGCTCTTAGTGAGTGAGGTAAAGCATGACTGACAGTAACAGTGAGATCATGCTAACGACTGTTGACAATCCATTCAATCCATTCACTGAGTACGATGAGTGGTATGCGTTTGATCAGCAAATGGGTTACAATACCCCAGCTTTCTTAGACCGGGTAGCCATCACATCTTATGATTTGTCTGAACCTGATCAGGCTAGAGCAATCGAAGATGCAATTGATCAGATTGTAGAAGAGAATGTTTCAGGAATGTGGGTTAAAGTTAATAGTAATTCTATACATGATTATGTCGAACAGTCTTAGTAGGAGAATGAATCGATTTGGGAAAGAAGAGGAAACGAAAAGGTAAGTCGAAGTTTGAATCTTCAGAAGACTATTACTCTAGCAGGAGTGACAAAG